CTTATCGGAAATCATTATCCTTGAGATTTCTAATGCTTCGCTCTCATAGAACTCATGTACATCTTGAGCGCATACTATGATGTCTGGAAATCTAGTTAAACCATTACCTTGCTGTCCACACTTGTTAAACATCTTATTCATCTCCTTACGAAGATGGATAGATGCGGGCAATGCTGCCATAGCCTTCATTTGATTTCTCCAAAAGGTGTAAGTTAGTGAGTTAAGATTTCCAATATTAACATCTGCTGCTGGAGTGATACTAACCAAATTCCCTAAACCATTGATTGCAGCACCTCCATCTCCTGTCCCATCACTAAACAACGATGTCTCCATATGGTCGATAAAACTCGATTGTAAGTTGTCGATGTCAGCATTAACCTTCTTAATCAACTGAGCCTTACCCCTATTCTTCTGAAAGTCAGCAAAGTATCTGATGATGTGACCAGTCAGATACTTCCAATTCCAATGGACAACGGTTAACGGGTCGGTAGCCTCTAAATCGACTGTTCCGCCACGTCCTAAGAAAGTAACCGTCTCATTCTTATTAACCTGCAATGGTATCTCAATAGACCGTCCCCCAGTCTGCGTACTCCTCTTCCCCTTCTTCGTCAACTGCATCCAGAAGGGAGTAGCATTAAAAATTTGGTCTACAATCTTCTTCCATCTCAAATACCAAGTTGTAGTATACATGGTGTTTAAGGTTTCGTTTACCGTAGGTGTAGGCATATTTTCTCCTTCTATTTTAAAAACCTAATCAATGGTGATTAAGCTTTTTCTGCATTACCGAATGTCGCATTATACGCAGCATCACCAGCTTCCTCTTTAGTTAGCTCCTTATCTGTCGTAGTTGATAGCGGCACTCCTTCGCCCTTCTCGGCTAGCAACTTCGCATCATCCTCAGCTTTCTTCTTATCATCCGCCGCCTTCTTACTAATAGCAGTCTCATTCTCCATTCTCCACTGCTTTAAACACTTCTCTGCTCCCCAATTAGGATTCGCTTTAGCTATCGCGTAGATAGCATCTTTATTAGGAGTAAAGTCCTTATTGGTCAAGGCGGTAATAGTGACATCGAGTTGGGCAAATGCTATACTCATTTGTTCCTCACCCTTCGCTATGCGGTCACTCATTCCCTTAATTGCCGTTTCCAATTCCTTTTTAGACGCGTTTCTTAAATGGGTAGCAATTTCTTTTCCAGAAGCACGGTCAAAATCAAATTCCCCACTCTCTTCCTCTCCTCCTTTAGGTTTACCCTTTCCAGATTTGAAGTCAAGATAGGTCTCGCTGAGAAGTTCTTTATCTGCATCGTCGAGTTTGCGTTCAAGCTCTACCTTCGCGGTCTTTAATGTATCTATTTCCCCCTGAACTTTGCCCCCAGACTCCTTCAAGGTAGCAAGTTCTGTCTTTGCATCATTCAAAGACTGTAAATCGGCTTCGCTAATTTCTGGCATCTTCTTTCTCCTTATTTTTTATCGCTAATTCATTTGCTCTTGCTTGTTTATGTTTCCATACCATATACTCTTTATACAGGAATTTAATAGCCAAATCTCTCTCACTCCCCGTAATACTTCCACTAAAATCTACATCATACGGATGATTTTTATACAAGGTAATGACTATCGACCCTCTTATCTCTGGCTCATCACTTCTACTAAATACTTCTTTTACCTCCTCTTTTGCTACTTCGTCTACCTTACTAGTTGTCCTCTCTATAACCTTCCTCATATCCTTTGGGTCTTTAACCGGAGTTCTAGTTGATTCTGCATCTGGTAAACTTGACCTTCTTACTTGTATAGGCACTGGTGCCCTACCTACATCTGAATTGTCCTTCGCGACTTTATTAGCTATCTCCATACTTCCTCCCCTTACAGCAATCTTGCTGCAATTACTCCGTGCTTTTTGCACTCCCTCTTCAAATGTTTCTTACTCTCAATTAAAATGGGTGTCTCACAAATGTCATTATACACCATCGGTTTGAATACATGAAAAGCTGGACCTACCGAATCGTTACACTTACATAAAGGTAACCACTTCCCACAATTTTTACAATCCTTACTCATTATATTATACTCCCAACCATCTCCGCATTCCTACCAGCTCTCTCATTCAATGCTCCAGTATCAGACAACATCTTATTTTGTTGTCCTATAAACTCTTTCTGTCCCATTGGTCTTTCTCTAGTCTCTTGCGCTTCTGGCAAAATCTGCATCGCATCCATCCACTCATACTCCCTAAGTAGCATCTTCATTAAATAATCTATATTGGCTCTTGGATTTTTGCCTAACATCTGTATTATCTGAACTATCTCCTGTTTCTTCATAGCTTTGGTATTAGGAGTCATACTCTCCACATCAACTTTCACATTATATTCAGCTTGATTTTCCTTCCCCGTATAAGCCACCCAGTATCTAGCTCCATCATATCCAACTACTTGCGCAACCTGTTCTTTATCCCACCGACTAAATATGATTTGATTTATCTTCCTGACTGATTTGGATAATGCTCCTGCAACAATATCTCTCCTCTCATCCATCCTAATTTCTCTCCCGCCATGCACAACTTGCATTTCATACTTAGTCCTTCTTCCTGGCGGTGCTTCTCCCATCGCTTGTCTGCTATGACCAAGTAATGACCTAGCTTCTGACCTTATCTGCTCAGTCCACATAGTTAAATCTTGGGGGATGTGAGGTTGGAGAATAGCTACAACTTTATTGGGGTCGCCAGTAACCTCTATACCCGGTCCAACTTTTTCACTAAGTAATTTATCTACTTCACCTGGGTCTATACTATTCTTCTCATATATAAATTTAAGGAGTGCAATCCTTCTATGATACATAGCTTGAGTCTTAGTCTCGTTTATCTCCAATTGCTGTGGCTCAAGGAGTTGAACATCTGAGGGACCCCAATAGAACTCAGTATCCTCATTGAAAGTAAAATCTACATATGGCAATCCTTCCAACTGCATAGAGTCTTTCTCAGGCATTCTAATCCACTTCTCATGTCCAGGTACAAACGCTTTTATTTCCCCTCTTTTATAATCTCTTATCTCGTGTATCTCCACAAAATCCCCATCTTTACCAAGTTCACTATAGTAATCAGTATACGGATTATTCCTACCCAACATCTCTATATGTGTGCCTTCTAACTTATCTGTATTAACATACATCTTATCTTGCTTAACATCTTCCAATCTTCTAACCACAATATGGTCTATCCAAGGACAATCTTCCAATCTTCTAATACCAAAAGGTACAACAATATAATCAGGCATAATTCTGTTCAACCAAGGCATACCTTGTTTTACATTAACATCATACTCTACCCTTTCTCCTTTCTTCCCAAACTCACCTAAAGGTGTATTTAATAGATTACCCATCTTAGATAATAGAGATGCCTTAGCAGGCCCATTATAAAAACTATCATATCCCAACTTCAATATACCTCTATCTGTATAGTAGCAATCAATGACAGCTGTTTTCATAGCCTTCTTAACAGCTAATTCCTGGATTAGCCAATTGTCTATGGATTCTACAATCTTAGCATTCAAATGGAAACCTGGTTTGAATCTGGGTGAGATGCTGACATATGGATTGCGAAAATATACATTAGGCACAAGCGCAGCTTTCATTTCGTGAGTAAGATTATAGGGTAAGATACCTTCTGATGAACCTACAAACCCTGGAAATATCCCTCTCCCATAATCCCTATAGACCTTCCATCGCTTACTCTGCCCATACTTCTCCTTATAACGAATACCAGATTCGATGGAGTCTTTCCAACTTTCTATAGTATTATCCTTAGGCATTACTTACTCCCTTTAATAGCATCAGCCGTTGCTCCCGCACTCTTCTTAACATGATGGACTTCGCCCCTAAAAGACTTCTTACCCAAGTAGCATATTGGTAGATAAGTATCAGCAGTCGGTTTTATAGTTCTAACCCTCCCACCTTTCTTTCTACAAGTATCAAATCCTGCTGGCATATTTACTCCTTACTTATACAAAATAAGTCCCACAACTTCATTAGCTCCAGGTGCTGTATTGTCAGCATCTCCCACCCCTACTGTCGCACCAATCCCAATCCCCAGTGAAAAAGGTATTCCTCCATTTATTTCTATCTCAATCTTCTTCTTAGTGAAAATAGGGATAGTCATAAAGGGAGTATCAGTTCCAACTGTCGGTGCGGTAGCTTTATTATATAACTTAAGATACCTTGTGGCAGCACCAAGATTGGTAAAAAACAAACCAAACAATGTCCTATTTCCAGTTATAAGTAAATCACCTGACTCATCTACATCCAAATTCCTCACTACCTTATATTCTCTTAATGATATATTATACATCTGACAACCTCCTTTTTCAGTATCTTCAAATATTGAAATTACTAACTCATCAGTCCCGCATGTTCATTCTGACGCTGAAATGGATAAGGACTTCTTACCTGTCTATGTTGACTCTTCCTAATCTGGTCTAATGTAAACCTATTATATTTCGCCTTCTCTATCTTCTTAGGTTGTTTCTCATATTCAGTTGCACTATATCTCTCGATTTGCCAACTTAAAGCATCAATCAAATCATCATGTTTGCCATAGGGAAAAGTAGTTAATTCCTCTTCCAACTCCCTCATACCCCTCTTAAGGTATATAACCCCATTCTCAAACAATGGACTAAGTCTATTTTTAATCCTAGCTTCCTTCTGCACTCTCTTAGCCTTCACCGCATCAATTATATAATACTCACCCCTCTTAGCCATCTCTTCCTTAAATCCAGCTTCTAAATGGGCATATCTATTAACCTCAATTCTAATCTTTACAGCCCCATCTATCTTAGCGACATCCATAGTTTCTCCAATCATCTGCTTATCAGTCAACCTCTTCCTCCTATATCTCCTTACAAACATACCTTTCTTAGTGTGTTTTGCCGAAAGGATGGCTGAGTAATCTTGACTCTTCTTGCCAGTAGGTGGGTCGGCGGGGTCTAAAGTAACAATACTAGTTCCATCTTCCGGTAACCTATCTTCCTCATAATACCTAAACCAATCAGGATTAAAAGACATGAACTCCTTAGCTAGTGGTTGGTTTAGATACAACATTGAAAACATATAAGTACCTAATCCCATCTTAATCGAATCTAATCTATTAGCAGAAAATTTTTTATATCTAGCACTACCATCTTCTTTATATGCAGTCAAATCCATTACCGCAAATTGTTTCTCATTCTCCAGTACAAACGAGACCATATCATAACTCGCCCATCTAGTCGCAGTGATAATCCTTTCATCCCCTTCATTTATCAGCAATGGTATAGTAAGTTTATGAAATCCTACAGCTTTCTCGATATCGTCTTTTGACGGCATCGCCTCCTGACCGGTCAACTCATCCTTCTTAGGCGCCACCGTATCATCCTCTGATATGATGTTGAAATGCCGTCGAATGACGTTTGAGG